GCTTCCTGCAGCGGCAGGAAACGCGCACGCGCACAGCAGTCGAAGGCCGACTGAAACACGATCGGTTTGGGTCCGTAGATATGCTCCCCGGCGCGGGTGTGGCTGACCGGCACCACGTCCACCGGCCAGCCGTGCTGCTTGACCACCGCCGGCTGATCACCCTCCACATGCAGGAAGTGCGGCACCAGTTGGCGCACGTCCTCCATCAGTTCCTCGACATCGGGGTAGGCAGCGCCTGTATCACCCCACATCACGAGGGTGGTGGGCCACAGATGGCGCAGATGGAACAGCATCGCCATGCTGTCGATCCCGCCCGAAATTTGCATCACGTTGTGCATGGTCACATCATCGCCGCGCTGCTGCCCAGCCCCATCGCCCCTGACATCAGCCCCTGCATCTGCTGCTGCTGGGCGTTGTAGCTGTCCAGATTCTGCGCGTATTGCTGGGTCGAGGCGCCCAACAGATCCGCGGCCTGCGAGCGCTGGTTGCTGTTGAAGCCGGGCATACTCGGTGCTGACACCTGCTGGCCGGTGAGCATCGCGTTCATCTCGTTCAGGCTCATGTTGCGCCGCTGCATGTTCTCGCTGATCGCTTGCTGGCGCAATTGATTCGCCATCTGCGACGAGTTCATCTGCTGCGTGTAGTTCTGGTTGCTCGCCGCCGCGTTCTGACCAAACATCTGCTGCAGCGCCTGGTTGGAAAACTGCCCCGATGACAGCGCTTGCTGGTACTGCGCCTGGCGCGCCGCATTCTGCGCCTGCTGCGCCTGCAAGTCCTGCCCGAACGCGCTTGATGCCCCCGCGTTCTGCGCCTGCTGTGCAGCAACGTCCTGCCCGAACATCTGTTGCAGGGCCTCGTTGGAAAATTGCCCTGACGACAGTGCCTGCTGAAACTGCGCCTGCTTGGCGGCGTTTTGCGCTTGCTGCGCGGACACGTCCTGGCCGAACGCCTGCTGCTGCGCGCCCAGCCCGAACTGGCCGGCGGTGCTCTGCTGCCCGAACGCCTGCTGCTGCTGACCCATCAGCATGTTCTGCAGGTTGGATTGCTCCTGCCCGCCCTGCTGCACGGCGTTGAAGCGCTCGCGCGCCTGGTTGTCGCTTAGCGTCTGCAGTTGTTGGTTGTAGGCCTCGCTGCCCGGCGTCAAACCTTGATTGACAAGCTGCGTCTGCAACTGCGCCGTTTGCCGATCGTGCTCGGGCTGCATCCGCTGGAACAGTTCGTTCTCGATGCGCTGCCGGTCGGCACTGAAGTTCGCCGCGTTGGCGGTCTGCGTGGTCGGCGACAGCGACTCGCGCCCGCTGGTCAACTGCTGCGGCGAGGAGGTGTCGTACTGCTGGCCCTGCAGGAAAGTGTTGAGCGCGCGCTGCTGCGGCGCGGATGCGTCGAACTGCTGCTTCTGCAGCGCGGAGGTGTCAAGTTGCTGCTGCGGCACATCAGTCTGTGCGCCGGTCGCCTGCGTGTAGTAGTTCGCCGGAATGGGCGCGCCCTGCATCGGCGTCAACTGGTTGATGGTGGACCAATCAAACGGCGTGCTGTAATCGTTCTGCACCCGGCCCATGAACGTGCCGGCCAGATTGGAACGATCTGCCTGCATCTTCAGTTGCTGATTGAGCGCCGTCTGCGCGTCACCGCTCAGACTTTGATTCTGCGTCCACTTGGTGACTTCTTCCCCCGTGCCGGGGTCGATCTCTTTCGTGGTGCCCCACGTGGTGGTGCCCCACGGCGTGGTCTGCGTGGGCCGGTTGGCCCAGTTCTGCTGCGCCGTCAACTCCGCATTGGCAGCCGCCTGCTCGCGCGCATAACCTACGCTATCGACTTGTTGTGGTGACTTGCTGCCCATGATTTTCCTCGTTAGTGCGCCATACGCGGATTGAGGCGATCGAGCCAGTGGCAATCCGCGCGCAACAACTGCAGCACGATCAGATCATCGCCGTCGGCCCAGCCGTTGGGTATCCGATGCACTTCCTTGAAACCGATTTTCTGGTCGAACCTTAAAGCACGCGCATTGCTGGCGGCGACCGGCGCGATGACCGCCTGCAGCCCCAGGTAGCGAAACGGAAAGTCGAAGCTGCGCCAGAGCAGTTGGCGATTGACCCAGTTCCCATCGCCCGCGGTGTGCATGGTGCAGACCCGACCCCAAAAGCCGTTAAACGCCACCACCCCCATCAAGTTGTTGGTGGTGCTCGACACTGACCCGAAGGCTTGAAAGTCGCCGCTGGCGGGCAAGTGCACGCCGTGCTCGCTCAGGAAATCCAGCGTCGCCACTTTCTCTTCAGTCGTCAGCGCGGTAACCACGTAGCTCATCCTTAAAGCCCCACCTTGAGCAAATACGCAACGAACGAAGCGATCATCAGCGCCACAAAACTTTTCACCGCCAGCGATAGCAGCGCCACCCGTGCTTCGAGCAGTTTGACGCGAGTCATCAGGCCCTCGTCCGCGTCCTCGGCCACATCAGCAACCAACCGGTCCGGTGGTGGCGTTGGTGGTATTGCCGCCGGTGCAGTTCCGCGTGTCGGGACTGAGGAGCCGCCCGAAGTTACCGGAATATGCCCCACTGTTGGGTCCGACGTATGATCCCGATCCGATGACACCCGTGCCATTCAGGTTGTAGTTAGTGGTCTGGTTCGGCAGGCCGGGGATTTGCGCGATGGCGGTATTGACCGCACTGAAGCCGGCGCCGGCGATGTTGCTGTTCGCCGCATAACCACTGGCGGCGGTCAGGCCCAGCGCGTTATAGGAAGCGATGGTGGTGTTCGCCTGGTTGTTGGATTGGCTGACCCCGAGCCGGTAGCCGAAAAAGCCCTGCGCCACCGACGTGATAGGCCCGGCGAAGATCGCGGCCCACTTTAAAGCGCGCTCTTCCTGCGACTCCGGTGCGGTGGGCAATACCACCACGCCAGGGCGACCCTCGCTGCTGCCGCGCCCACCCATTGCGAGCGCGATGATGGCCGTTTGCCGCGCGACGATATCACCGTGCGCGGCGATCTCGGCAATTGCCTGCCAACGGGCCTCGTCCGCGCGTGCATTCGCCATTGCGACCTGTGCGTTGGCGTCCACTGTCTTGCGATACGAGTCGAGCTGCAGCGCATAGTTGGGGTCCAGTGAAGTCGCGCAACCGGCGACCAAGGGGACCAACAGGAGCAGACGTTTCATAGCACCCCCTTGCCAACTTCGGTCAGCAATTTCCAGGTCGTGAAAATCGTCCCAGGCGCCTCGCCCGTGAAGTCCATGCGCAGCGAGCAGTGCGTGCCCAGCCCCTCGGCCCCAACCCACGAGTTGAAAAAGTTGCCGTCGCCGCCCCACACCGCGTTATCCCAGATCGCGCTATTCCACAGCGCCAGCGCCCCAGGGGCGTAAATCGGCGCACCGGGGATCGGCTGGAAGCTCCAATCGGTATTGATCTGCGCTTTCACGCTTGGCGCCGACGAAGCAACGAACATCGGCATCGCCATCAATGGCCGCTTGGTGTGGAACTCGTCGCCGTTCATAGCAACAAACGAGGTCTGGATCTGCGCCACCACCGGCGCACCAACGGTGCCATCCGGCAGCGAGTCATCGGTGCTGCCGAAGAACATCTGCATCACCTTGTTGTCCTTGGTGCCAAAAAACAGGTCACCGTTGTGCTGCTCGAGCGACAGCATCGGCACATTGCTGAACTCGCTCCAGCCGCCCGACAGCGTGCCGTAGACGTATTGCTTGGCGTCCTGCGGGATGTTGTGCGGAGTGACGATGATTGCGCACTGCTCGCCGGCGAAATGCACCAGTTGCCAGAATGAGCCCGCCGCAGTCTCGCGCACGTCGCGCGCGATGGTTTCCATGTAACGAATCCAATCCTCGGTGCCACCGAGCTCGCCCGCCGGCACGTTCAAGCCGCGCGCCGCCGTCAACTGGCTCATGCGCTCGATGCCGTTGGGACTGATGATGGTCAGATCGCCGCCGTACTTCGACATGAAGCGCCGGCCTACCGGCACGCGCCCGACCGCCCAGCGCCCAACGATGCGAAAGGTGTCCGCGCTGGCCGGATCGGTGCCCTCGTACACCAGCACGTCACCGCCACGGCCAACGATCACCAGCTTGTCGTCAATGCCGTCGCCCGCGTCAAGCGTCCACGAGGCCATCGCTGCAACGTCGCCGCCGAACACCAGCAACGGCCCGAAGTCGAACGGTGCGGCCACGCCGGCCACCGCCAGCACCGGCAGGTAATGCACGATGTTGGAATTGAGCGCGATGAACCACAGTCGATTCTTCCACACCATCACAAAATCGAAGTCGATCGCCGGGGCGCCGGTTATCGTGGTGGTGCGATCGATCCAGCCGCCGACGCTGTCATAGGTCCACACCCCCGCGCCCGCAGCGCAGATCACCAGGTAGTTGAGGCCGCCGGCGCTAAAGTTCGTCCAACTGAACACGCCGGGGTTCTGCATAACCCCGAACGTCACCACGGCAGGCGGCACCGTCGCCACCGGCAGTTGCGTGGTCACGTCGAAGAGGTGGCCGCCCTCGGTGGCGGCCCACAGTTTGGGCGCTTGCGTGCTGCCGCTGCCCCGCGGCGGCAGGTAGGACATGAGCGTGCGCACCTCGCCGGTCAGGTTGCTCACCCAGCGCCGATAGCCCCGGCGCAACTCGACCCCGTAGCGGCGGCACATGGCATTGCGCAGGATCAGCGCCGTGTTCGGCTCCTGGTTGTTGAGCGTGTAACGAGTCGTCAGCCCCTTGAGCGGCGCCGGGAACATGCCGCCTGTGTAGCGCTGCGGCTGTGGTTGGAAAGCGGCGGATGGGCGGGCCATCACGCCCACACGCCAGTTCCGGTCGCACCTGTGGCGCCCGTTGCTCCAGACGTGCCGGTGGCACCCGTAGCTCCGGTTGCACCAGTGAGCCCAGCCGGCCCCGGCACCGTCGAAGCCGCCCCGGTCGCACCCGTTGCGCCAGTGCTGCCGGCTGCACCCGTGAGCCCCGCCGGCCCAGGATCGCCTTGCGGCCCCGGTACGGTCGAGGCGGCGCCCGTGCTGCCAGTTGCGCCGGTTGGGCCAGGCACCGTCGAAGCGGCACCCGTAGCGCCGAGCGGGCCGGTGGCACCTGTTGCGCCAGTAGGCCCCAGCGGGCCAGGAACGCTCGATGGTGCGCCCGGCGAGCCAATGGGCCCCGGTGGCCCCGGAATCGTTGATGCAGGCCCCACAGGGCCAGGGATGCCCGCGGTGCCGATGATGTTGCCGATCAGCGGCGTGCCCTCGACCGCATAGCCGATGTTCAGAACCGGGGAGCCCTTGTCGGAACCAGCGCGCGAGGCGAAAGCGGTATTGAAGTCGCTGGTCGCCGCTTCCGACGACATGCTGTTCCACTCGAGCCACTTCTTGCGCGCCAACAGCGCGATCAGATAGGCATCGAGAACGAACGTGTCGCCATTCTTGCTGATGCTGTTCTTGCGCAGCGTCGGATCAGTCTCATCGATGATCTGCGCTTTGCTGATGTAGAAAAAGTTGAACGGCACCGGGTTGGGGAACGGCGGCGCCATCACATACAACTGATCGCTGCGGATCTGCCACATCAAGGCCGACGATGGGTAGCCAACCGCGTTGAAGCGAGCCCACATTTGTGCCGACGTAGGCCCGCCCAACAACGGCCCCAGCGCCTGCTGGCTCCATTGGGTCTGGTCAATGAAGCGGTAAAAGTCCACCGGCAGCGGGAAAGCCTTCTGCATCTGCCCCGCTATGTCGCCCACTACGTCGATCGTGCCGGCGACGGTCAAATCCTGCCACTCCCGCAGTGCCAAGAGTTCCGCGCAGGCCTCGGTGACCGCCGCCCGCATCTGCCCGTGCTTGGTGTCGGTCGAGCCTGCGGGATCTGCGGACACCGGGTAGCCCACCAACGCACAGACGAAATTAATCGCCTGCGCGAAGTTGAACTGGGTGATCTGGACCGGCACGGGTCAGCGCCGGGTTGGGGGCTGCTGCGGTTGCTTGGCTTGCTGTTGCGCGGCTTCCATCGCACTCAAGCGTGCCGCCATGTCGGCGATCATCGCGTCGCGCTGCTCCAGCTCGGCCTGCACTTTGCGCAACGGTGCCTCGTCCTTCTGCACGTTGAGGAAAGCCTGCGCCTTGCGCTTCACGTCCTGCGAGCCCGGCAACTTCAGGCAGACGTTGTCGGCCAGCACGCTCAACTGCTCGATGGTGCGAACACCAAGGTAGCGATACTCCTCGATCTGCGCTAGCGACAGTTTGCCCCACATTTCCAGCGGCGTGCCGTTCAGTTGCTCGGCCGTTTCGTTGCGCTTCCAATCCTCGTACTGCTTGCCGAAGCGGCGGATATCGCCCTCGCCCGCCGGCCGCACGATAACGTTGTCGCGGTCACCTGGCACCATAATCTGGATCATGTCCACTTCCTTGAAGCGCATCACCCCATCAGCGGCACTCGCGACATCGTCGCGCGCAGCCTTGCGGAAAAAGCGGATCGCCAGATGCTCATCACCCTTGCGGCTGTCGCCGGGAGTGAAGTCCTTGTAGTCGCCTTCGTACGTTTCCATCGTCTGTGTTCCCTAGCTAGGTAAACGGTTAGTCAGCCATCCCACGGTTTGTAATTGGATGGAGGTTGTTGCGCCTGCTGTTCTGCCATCTGCTGCTGCCACGACTTCTGCGTCTGCGGTTGCACCGCTGCGGCCTGCACCTCGGGTGCTGCAACCGGCGGTTGTGGTGCTGCAGCCTGCGGCTGCGCTTCGCGCAACATCTGCGCCTGCTGCATCTGCTGCTGCGGTCGCCGCGATTGCTGCCATGCGCCAAGCAACCCCCGCAACCCTTGTTGCACGCCCTGCGGCAGCGAGGTCTGCAGGTTTTGCCACGCCGCCTGCATGCCCGGTTGCTGCATGCGCTGCTGCATCATCGCCCGCATGTCCTGCTGGGGCCGTTGCATGGGCTGTTGCGGTGCTTGCTGTTGCCACGGGTTCTGCTGCGGTGCCTGCCCAGCGGCGGCCTGCCCATAGTCAGGCGGTGCAGAGCCCCCGTTGAACATGCCGCCCATTACTTGCCCCTCTTGTGGCCTTTGCCGTCGCCCTTGCCTTCGTTCGCAAGCTCCTTCTCCAGATTGGCGTCGAACTCCTGCTCGATCTGCTTCTGCGTCGGTTGCGTGGTGGATTCCCCCGTGGCGACCTCCTCCGCTGGCGGCTCCCACAGGCCCATGCTTTTGGCCGTCTCGTGGTCGGCATCGGTCGCCGGCCGCTCGACGCAGTCAATGCCTACATGGATGCGCACCCACACCACGCCGTCCTTGTCATAGAACTCGTACATGGCTGCCCCTTAGGCCGGTGCGGCCAGGGCCGCGGTTTCCGAAGTGAACACGGCTTGACCGTTCGTCAACCCCACCCCACTGCGATTGACGAAGCCAGCCACCACCGCATTGCCGTTCGCCACCGCACCCGTTGCCGCCAGCAGCCGCAGAGGGAATGCAGTGAAGGCAGGACCGGCGCCAGCGTCACGCGAGCCGCCGTTGCCCGCCCCGCAGATGGCGACGCCGGTGACGTAGGGGCTAGGTGAGAAGGGCACGCTAGGCCGATCCGCCACCGTCGGGTTGGTGACCGTGCGGCCACCGCCGATGTACATGTAGCGGCCATCGGTGAAGTTCGTCGTCACCACGCTGGGCGGTGGCGGTGCGGCATACGTCGGCTTGGTGCCGGGCTCCTGGTTGTAGTTGAAGCCGGCCTGCGCCACCGTGACTTGCGGTGTCTGCGCAGTGCCATCACGTTGCTGCGCGTAGAAAATCGAGTTGGGGCCGATGCCGATGCCGGTGGACAGCGCACCGGTCGAGGCGGTGCCAGGCGAGCCCTTGTCGAACGGCGAGCCCTTCGGTCCCGACAGGGGGTCGAAGATGACCGGGCGACCAGCGCTCGGGTTGGCGAGGTTGTTGGCGAGCGATTCGCCGGGAAGTCCTGCGGGCATGATCGTGTCCTTTCCGCTGCAATTAAAGACGCGGCGACGGGTTGAAAC